AAGTATATATTAATATATTTACTTTCGTTTCCGGTGTTTGCAGATAATTGGTATGCCTCGGTTGGAGTCTCATGGCATGATCAAAACCTGTCCGGCCCTGAAGTTCAGCTAGACCCTTTGTTATTCGAGTCTGAGGTTGGCAGAGAGTTTGAGCTAAATAATAATGTCACTATTCAGACCTTTGTACGGCATGTTTCAGGGATAAAAACCACCGAGGAAGGGTTTGGTTTAAATCCGATAGGGGTGCGTATTGTGAGTCGGTGGTGATCATGTTAGTAACCGAATGATGACAATATAAGTTTCTGGTCAAACCCCGATGAACCAAGAGAAAAACTTCTGTATGCCTCAAATATACCACTTGCATCGACTGGCACTTTCGCCGAGGTCATGGTACCCAACACCACCAATCCGGTCTCGCCCGGCACGTCCATATAATTATATGATTTTAATGTTTCATCGCCTGCGGCGGTAGTATCGCCGCCCTTTCTTAAATGGATTTGTGACGATAGCTGTGTGGTATCATTTGATTGATTTTTTATTAATAACTCGACCCATTTTGCGCCAGAAACAACATCATCCAAAGCCGTCCAGATATTTGTTGCGCCTGATCCTGTTGGGCCTATTGATTCCCACACGCCACCAGCCATTGCGGCGTACAGATCAAAAACATTTGAACTTGCCCCGGTGTCATCTTTAACATAAACCGTATGCCCTCTGACCCAATTAGTAACCGCGCCTGCGTCAAGGTCTACACCGTCTATATAAAGCCCACTGGCGTTAAACGTGTCTGCGCCCTGACTGCCGCCGGTGGCGTTGGTGGTGTAGATACCGCCATCATCATGTATGTGTAACTTAACGTCGCCACCTCCACCACCGCCAACATAAAATGACATAAGCGTATCAGTCCCCGCCGTGTTAGGGGTGACAGTAACATAACCCACGGCTGTATCAGTGGCGTTTGTAAATTCTATACCGCGATCTAAAGTATTGGCTCCAGAGCTGGCAATGCGTAGATGATTTGTCCCTGTGTCTTTAACTGATAATCTCCTGCCGGTTACCGGTGCAACACCGATGCCCACATCTTCATTAGCATCTATCGTAATAGCTGTGGCGTTTGCGTCGCTATCCAAACAATTAACGAGTGTAATAAGCTCCTGGACTTTCTGGAGTAAGGCCAAAAGCTCGGCTCTGGCTTGACTTGGATCGTCTGCCGCCGCGTCTAAATGGACAGATGTTAAATCGTCAACAACTTTTGTCATAAACCTGATACCTCTGCATCTATTGTGGCGTCTGCTAATACACTGCTGGAATTATAAATCTTAATCCGTGGGCCGGACGTGGATTAATCGATCACCTCCCAAGTCCAGCCTGCACCGACATTCTGTAAAGCCAGGTTGACCCGTTTTATTACAGAGTAAGTCTTTGTCACTGGAAGCCTGAAGTCTCCGGCGACCGTTGGAGAGGCGGAGATTGTCGAAGTATCCAGATCGGATAAAGTCTCTTCTATAAGCTCTGCACTTAAAACAATATTCATTTGCGTGAGATCAGCCAAAGCTGAGGCGTTTGTCACCGTCACCCGAATCTGAATATACCTTGATGTGATTAAAGTCCCTGCTGTGGCCCATGAGGACCATGTCCAGGGGCTTGTATCTCCGTCCGAATGCCTTTCTTCAATCAATACTGTCCCGTTTCCCGTAGCAGAAATGATCGGAGTAAATGACGTAATCGTCCCAGCATCAATATAATCAACAGAAGGGGAATCTGCTGTAGCATATTGATAGATAATGGGAGAGTTTGGAGATCGCGCCCATTCCGTCCAACCGGCCCACGTTGTAACGGGAGAATCCCCTGAGAAGCTGGCCCAATCTTTTGAATCTGTTGCGTAAATATTCCCATTGGGAGCGACCCAGCAATCAGTAAGTGTGCCGGGCCAGCCTTGTGCTTTTGGATCAAAAGTGTCTAAGACATTTTTAATCCTTGGATCGCCTAATGTTGATTCGATTATCTTAGCATTGGTCGATTCATTCCCTGTAGTGTCTACGGCTTTGATCCCTGCTGTATATGTCCCGGCAGCGAGTTGATTTGTCTCCCACGGAAGAGAAGTGATCACTCCCTCGTGCAAGCTGGTTAAATCAGACCATGCCAAACCTGTCCCGGACTTTGCTTTAATCTTATAACCTGCAAAGTCCAATGGTATGTTTGCTGTCAGTAGCCCTCCGCTGAATTCTCTAGTCCCGTCGGCCTGTCTTTGGACCAGAAAATTATCACAGTCTGGCGGAGGTTCTGTTTTACCGACTACGGTTTGATTGGTGATCGTGATGTAGCTACTGTCTATACCTAAACTATTAACCGCTTTAACGCGTACATCATAATTCGTGCCATCGTTGACATCGTTTATAATGGCCTCGCCCGTGTTTAATCCTTTGGCTAACCCCGCAGGAATCCAGGTGCTCGATGAGGACTCTTTAAATTCAATCACATATTCAGAAACGAAAATATCCGTCGATGGTGTCCATGTGATCTTGGCCCTGGTTCCAATAGTTCCATCACTGCGGATATAAAGCGTTGAGGTTCCGCTAGTTAAAGCTAGATTTGTCGGTGCTGCAACACTGTAAGGGTTTGGAAGGTTTGTGTCTGGAGCAGTGTTGTGTTCAGCAGGGATAGTGCGATCATAAACTGTAGCGGCGTATTCTTTTAGTTTAACGCTCACTAATCCATTAGACATTAAATTGAGTGAAATCACTCTAAAGAGTTTCTTTGTCCATCCAGGCGTGGTATGAGTTACATAAACAACCTGCCCAACACTGACATTCCATGCTTCCGTTGTTGCTGAGAAAGAACAATAGATGTTCTCTCGTGATTGTTTTAAAGCTACCTCTGCTTTGTACTGTGCTCTATAGGGCGAGGTGTCAAACGGAAGCGTAACTTCTGTTTCTAATAAAGTGTTATTATCTTCGACTCTTAACGTAGGATTGTCTTCTACTACAACATCAGACTGCCAGCTTCTATCCGGGTTTCTGAATTTCATCGTGACACGGTTATACCGGTCACGTTTCCCCTTCATCCCGAAAGACCATCCTCCGATAATGTTGTCTTCGTCAAAGGTAAACGTCGTATCTGGAGAAGCAATTGTTTCTGCTTTGTCCAGAACCAGCGTATATTGACCGGCAACAACAGGCAACCACCCCATACACGAAGAGAGGAGGGCTTTGATATTATCAAATATCTGATTTTGAGTGTTTAACACCCCATCGCAGGCGAATTTATTAATCTGTGCGGAAGGGGATGCAGTATTATCCTGTATCTGGGTTTCGCACTCATCTGCTGCATCTGAGATCGCAGTATCATCGATTAAAGTTTCAGCAAGACCTTTACCATATCGATCATTCGTTAGATAATCTCTTATGCATAATGCAGGATTATTACTATACGCTGTGGTGTGTGGAGAGGTTCTTATATCCTTGACCTTCCTTCCTTTTACGTCACAGTTGATTGTAGGCAGCCGGGTAAAGGCGTCTTTATCCCATTGGAGTTTGACATACACATAGGCCACGCCAAGAAGTTGATGGCTAGTGGTCCAGTCTGTTACCTCTGAAACTAGGGTGCTATCTGCGGCTTGCGTGTCTGTTCCAGTGTATTTAGTCACTGTAACCAGACCACTGAAACGACTATCCGTACTATCTACATCGTCGAGATAAACAGTATCAATAGATTCTATTTCCCCTTCACAAAGAGCGAGGACAACGTGCAAATAATCGTTATTCGTTCCTGTTGTGGTTAGGAAAACAATCGTTCCTCCTAATCTTTGTTCTCCATAAACGACGGGTAAAAAAGAAGTATTTGATTGTTTGTTTAGAAGAATCCCGTCGATTAAATAATCTTCAGGGTTTGGTATATCAATAAAGAGTTCGAGAAAATCCCCGACCAGATCGGTAAATTCATCCCATAAATTATTAGCTAATCCAGTAATTGGATCAAGCACATCAACTATATCTTCAAGCCCACCTAGACCGATATCATTAAGAAAGCCCATCAGACGCGACCCCATTTAATATCACGTACGATTTGATCGACAAACTCAAAGCCCATGTCTCCAGAAAAAAAGACTTGCTGTTCCTGATGGTTGGCTCTTCTTCCGCCGACGCGCTCAAAGTCTGCAAGCTCACTTGTGACAGTCCAGATCAAAGTTGAGGCTCGTTCATTTTCAGAAATGGAGAAATCATCCAACTGCCCACGAAAGGCATTGAATGGATCGACAATCAATCGATCATTACTGTCTAGTAAACCACGGTAGATCACTACATCGCGGTTGATAAAGTCCTCTGTTAAGGCTGCGGAGATATTAGCCTGATTAACTCCAGAGAGGCTGATTTGTAACCGTGTCACCCTGTGTGCAAGGTCTTCGTCTATTGTGCTAATCGAAAGTAAATTACCAGTAGCTTGATAGGTGTTTGAGTCATAGACAATATCTTTGTGTGCTTCCGTAATATAATCTGTACCGCTATCAAATTGAATCTGGACTAGATGGATCGGAGTCAAAGACTGACCGCTTAACGCGGTTTGCATGGCTGAGGATAGGGTGCGCATTAGATGTCCTCAATCATATCTATTTCAATTTTCACCAGATTGGGAATACTTAAAGGGTAACGCTGAATTGAACCATCAAGCCGGACAGTAAACGCCACGCTATCAAAGGTTAAAGCCTCATTATTAGCGGGGGTCTCGGCTAGAGGAGGAATGAAACTTAATGTTACCGCTCCGCTGCCATCTGTATCCGCATCTGCGGTCAAACGATAAACTTTAGTATGCCCTGCGAGAGTAAAAACATCTCCGGCCTTTCTCCAGCCTGTTGTAGAGATTGGACAACCATCAATGTCTAGCGTCATCCCGGAAGGGACTGGACTACCGGCAACGACTAATGGCGTTCCGCCCCCTGAACCTTTCGAAGTGGAGATTTTTGGCAGGACAATAGTGAAGGTTTCAAATCCTCCCCTTTGGGCATCAATAAAAGCTTCTACAGCTCTCGACTGTGTGTCGGTGAGTTCCGGGTATTTTACCGTGAATTTCCATCGCTGGCCTGAGATCTTCCGGGCATGGATTTTACCGGACTGCGCTTGACTGATTAGGGTTTGATCTTCATTGATGAAATCCAACGCTTTGAATTGCGGCGAAGTGGGGAAAGTACCGCTCATACTGTCGCCCTCCGTCCTCTGGCGGTTTGTGCATCTCTGACCATTTGGACTATGGTCGAGCGTTTAGTTCTCAACAGCTTGTCAAACCCGGAAGCATCATGGGCATAAATGTTAATTTGCAAAGGCTCGTTAGCGGCTTCTATTCCAATATCTCCACCCCCCGGCGTACCGCTTGGGAGTCCTGTATTCGGGCTTGCAGGGAAAACCCCTACCGACGCAGTGCCGCCACCGAAAGATTGAGACTTAATTGCACTGACTTGAGACAAACCAAAAGTAACCGCTGCCGCCGCTGCTGTTGCACCCAAAGCAGGGCCGACAACAGGAATACCGGCTAAGGCTTTGAAAGCCTCTACCGCTGAGGTATAGGTGCTGATGATAGTCTGAGCAATTGCTGCTTTCTTTCCTATCTCAAATTGTTTCTTGTTCTCAGATTGCATCAGGTTGGAAACCTGACCTAAGACCCCGCCGATAACTTTTAATTTTCCTGTGGACCCCTGGAGCCACATCTTATGTTGTTTTGATAAAGCATCAAATTCGAGCTTCTCTCTGTCTTTAACGCTCTTTTCCCATACTGTCCTTAGTTCATCGGCGTGTCTTATTTCCTCATCGATTAATAATTTATTTCTTTCCTGTGCGGCGGCGATGGGATCGAACGTATCCTCATTGGCGGCTTCTGGTGGCTCGAATCTTTTTGCATTGATCTTATCAACTGTCTCCGCAATAGCTTGGTAATTTTCTGCTAACCTTTCTTTTAAATCTTCCTCCTTGCCCCAAAGGAAAGTATTAAACCAGCCACCCTTCTGTGCTGTTTGCAGGTGTTCATATGTTCTTGCCGCCTCTGCGTTAAGGCCTTCTAACTTAGCAGTTAAAGTCCCTACTGTTTCGACGTCTAAAAACTTCTCAATAAAAGCGGTAACGTGTGGAAGCGCATCAGCAAAGGCATTACCGATTGCAATGATCTGAGGGGATAAGGCTATGAGTTGTTTAATAACATTGTTCTTGATGACTGTCGCCATGATCGTCAATTGATCTTTGGCTTCTTCTGCTTTCCTTATTGCAGAGTCTTCTAATATAATCCCTAGCTTCTCGGCCTTGTCTCCCATCTCCTGAAGACCGGCGGCACCTTTGCGCATCATGTTGACCATACCAACACCAGCGCGGGAGAATGCGGAATTCTGTATTGCAGCCTCTTCTGTAGAGAATTTTGCTTTTTTTGTTGCCTCCGCTATGAGATAGAAAGCCTCTTCTTGGCTTTTTGTATTTTTTATGCTTTGTAAAAGTGTTTTATCATATTTCTGCAAAAAGGAAACTAATGGGCCTGTTCCTGCTCTAGCTTCACCGACACGTTTAACAAAGGCCGTTAAATTGGAGTTGAGCTGTGATTGATCTACACCAGCGAGATCGGCAGCAAAGGCGAACTTCTGATAAGCCTTCGTTGATAATCCTACAGCATCTGCTGTCTTAGCAATGCTATCCGCTGCATCAATTGCATTCTTTGCCATGCGGGCAAAGACTAAAACAGACGCGGCAGAGGCTAGACCAATAAACGCCCTTTTTACACCATCAACTGATTTATTAGCCTTGTTCTCCCACTTCTTCAGACGGTTATTCGATTTCTCTAACTGCGTCTGAAGTCTGGAGGATTCAGCTTCTAATCGAACGACTAGTTTTGCGAGGTCTTTACTCATTTCTTTTTAGCCAGTGCGTCAATCATTGCAATCGTCTTTTTAGTCTCGCGGTCTTTCTTCACGCTCTCGGGTTCCAGCATAAAATCATGGACCTGTTTAGCTACTTTGATCTTACCACTGTAATTCGCAATAGTGGCGGCAATGATCCCCGCGTGGTAGTTGTCCCGATTTGATCCAAAAGGTTCAAAACGATAGTAAGCCTGCCACTCCGTGAGTTCCCCCGATCCTAAAGTCTGTTCCAGTTCTGCGACCGTCCTGCCCAAAGCAAGGGCAAGCCGGAAAAGGAATAGACGATTAGGATCGGTTAGGAGTTTTTTTCCGCTTCTTTATCCGCGTTATCGGCAAGACCGGAAACAATAAGGACACCATCAGAGAGCGTCGCCAGGGCTGAACCTGGAAAGTCAATCAGCTCATCAATGGGTAAGTCTTTGAATTCCTCATAACCCATTTTGACGGTATACGCCTGAACCTCAACAGGGTCTTTATCCTCTTTATAAAGTTTAAAGAGTTCCTGCCGTTGGCGTGCTGAAAGCTCGGAGGCAAGATAAGTCTCGCCGCGAACTAAAACCTCTAATGTTTGAAAGTCCATTATGCCACCGTAATAGCGCCGGAGATTTTCAGAGTGAAGGCGATCATGTTTGCATCATCAAACGATGGCGTGACCACCCAGGAGAGACAGACCGCCGCGAAAGTGTATGTCTTGGTCAGATTCGGACTCACTGAGGCGTCCGTGATGACTAGCTGAAAATTCCGCGTAGTCCCATTATCTACATCCGTGACCACGCTATCCTGTACGCTGGAAGCTGTATGCACACGTTTGCACTCTACGGAAAGCTCCTGACCGTCTGCCAGACCTGCAATATATTCGCGAGCAGTCGAATCGAAGCTGGTCGCGTCTATCAATGGGTTGGTCTTACCCAAACCTGAAAGGCTGCTGACTTCCTCCACTGCCGTATAGACATTTGGAGAAACCGTAGTGTCTTGCCATTTGAAGGTGATCCCTCCGGTGAATGTAGCTGTCATTTTCTATACCTCGTTATGCCAGATTGAGAAGACTTGTGTTTGCCGATAGGCTTCTACTTCGTCCTCGTAAACAGTAACCGGGCCAGTCTCTAAAGTGACTTTCATCACTGAGATACTGCCCATGTTTCCTGAATGGTTTTTTAATGATGATCTAATCACGTCACCCAAAGAAGTGACCCCGCTATATGTAGCCGCCCATGCATCGAATAAATAGAAAGACTGTGTAAGTCCTGTCTGCCCATCAAAAGATTCATCCAGCGAATGAGAATCTTCCCGATAAGTAATCGCCGGGAAGGTCGGCTCTTGTGGAAGGATGACTGGGTAGATTCTTGTGGTAATGGTAGTAATCGCGCTTTGTGCGGTAATGAATGAGTAGAGACTATCAGCGATCATATCTTGTCTATTCTCTTTTTCAGTTGTGCCGAAAATTCATTTTCTATCTGTATTCGATTGCGATGGAACTTGTCCTCAAACCATCGCCTTGCACTGATATGTTTCGTACCTCGATCTAAAAACTGAACGCCATAAAAGGCTTCTGTTTTCACGCCGATAGTAACGACGACTCTCCCCGATCTCTTTATCTTCTTTGTTCTTTTTGCAACGCTTCTTTTTAAAAATCCCGGGGCGACTAAACGGCCTTTATAGGTTTTGTGTGCTTTCTTTCCTACGGGTGCTGCTGCCTGAATTTCTCTTTTTGTCTTGTTCATTGCTGAACTGGCAGATTGCGCTAATGTTTTAATTCCTAGCGTCTTTTCAAGTTTCTTTAGCTTCTTGCTAAGTTCGTCAAGTCCCTCGACCATAAATATGTATCTCTTTGTTTTGTTCGTTATAATTTACGACCGCTTCAATATCATAGGTCTTGGAGTTGTAGGACACGCGCATCTTCTCGCTGATGTTCTTTGTGACATCATCGTATCGGATCGTGAATTCAACAGGGTACTTATTTACTTCCTGGTATCCGTTAAAGTTCTCCGAACCTGTTTGAGCTTTGATCTCCGCCCACCGGATTGCATACGTCGTCCAGGTTTCGATAGGCTCCCCATAGGTGTTCGCTGTCCGGGTTGGAGTCTGGATAGTGATCTTTCTGTTCTGTCGTCTACAGCGCAAACCATTCCACCTTATGATGTAGGAGCGTAGCTTCTAAAGCAGAGTTCAGAGCTTCTCCGTATGCAGCATTAGTCATGTCATACATCTTTTCAATGTAGAGTTTCATTGAGCGCTTGAAAATCTCAGGGACGTCTTCTGGATCATCTCCATATCCTGATATGAAAGTGATTGTCACTGCATCCAGATCGGTATAGGTGCTCGGATAAGAACCTGAGAACGATTGAACTAACCGCCCTGGTTCCGAGTTCGTATCTACAGTGTAATTCGACGAGGCAAGGGTTTGTGTTGCATTATCCACATCCTGATAAGAGACACTCGACACAGACTGTAATGGAGGCCTTGGTATTTTAAGGGAAGTCGGTAGATCGTCCATCTTCCATTGCCACGTCTGCGTGATAAGGGCGCGGCCTGTGATGTTCTCCACATAGACTCTTGCTTCCTGAATCAATCCGATGAGTTCAGAATCAGAATCATTCCCCGCGATTCTGAGATGTTCTTTAACCTCATCTAGTGATAAAGGTTCTCTCTGTGGTTTAGTGGTCAAAGTCAAAGACATGCGCTATCGCCTCTCCTGATTGTATTTCTGAATAATGCCAGTCGGCATAGGGTAATAGGTCTAACCAGTTCGGCTGTGCCATGATGTTTCTTGGGTCTTTACAAACAACCTCAAGCCCCATCAAACCCGCTTGGACTAGTGCGCTTGTTTGATATCCGACAGCTCGAGCATGTCGGCGTAAAGCGTCAGGCAGTGGCTCTTTGCTTCGATGTCGGGCTGGATGTAAACGGACTGTATCAGCTTGTTCAATTGGTCCATCGTAATCGCAGAGGAAGATAGTTCCTCGGCCAGGAGGTCCAGCTTCGATTCGAGGCGGCTCACGTCCAGTACCAAGTCTGAAATCTCTAGATCCATCGGTACGCATCCAGCCTAAAGAGACCCAATCCTCGCTTGCCCATTTGCTTATCCTTTGGTGATCTGGAATATAGGCCCGATCCACTAAGATCACTCTTGGATGGTCTAGCCAGAATTGTTTGGCGTAATGCGGTCCAGAAACGATATGGACGTCTGCTAGTTCGCCCGGACTTGAGGTGAGTTTTACTTTTAACCCATAGCGTTTAAAGCCATCGCGGAGCCATTCTCCGTGTTCTCGCTGATGAGGCTGCGCAGGGTTGAGGTGTGCGACGATATGCAAGGATCGTTTACCTCATGCGGATCAGGTTTACCGTGAAAAACACAAACACGCATCCAATCAGGAATATTCTTAGCAGGACGAACATGATACTTGTACGATCCCACCCCTTCGATCTTTTCCCAATCGTCACCTAGAAGCTCCCATAGATATTCCTGATCACCCCAAAGGCGTTTAGGTATTGTCTGATAGTCGAAGTTCTCAAAGGGATAATGCCAATCTCCAGGCCATGCCATGACGGATGACTGTATTCCACCATGTCCAGACTGCGCCCAGTTCGCCGGGGCTGAGAAGGTATCGGTATATTCGGCTAAATAATCAAGATTCCCCGTAATCACAACATCCAGATCAAAGTACAGACTTGGACCATCGGCCATTCGTGGAGCAAATAAATTTAACTTCGACCACCATCCCTGATAGGGAGCATATGGAAGGACTGTGTTTATCCCCGGTAGCTTTTCAGTCGTGATACAAACAAACTCATGCGGGATGGTTAGGTTTTGTTCAACCATTTCTTTTAAAGCATATACATAACCCGTATGATATTTAGTCCCCACGCAAACAGACCAGACCGTTAAATCTTTCTCCATACGAAATTACTCCCGACTTCTACGTTAAAAGATTCATCGACCGCTTGAATGACTCCGGGGAACTTTGGATCATAATCATGTCCTGAGATAAGCCCGCCGGGTTTGACCTTTGGCGCCCATAACTCGATATCTTTCTTTACTGAGTGATAATCATGCTGTGCGTCTATGAAAACAAAGTCTAATGATTGATCTTCGACATGATCTACAGCTTCATGTGAATACATCATGAGTTCGATAACCCGATCTTTATAGGGTTCTGTTTTGCTTAAATACTCTCCGTAAATTCCTGACCAGTTCCATCCTGAGTAAGTCTCGTTCCCGCTGGGTTGATTCTCCCAGGGGTCGATTGCATACATTCTCAAATTAGTAAATTGATTTAAGAGGTAAGAAATACACCGACCTTCCTTGACTCCGATCTCAGCACCTAGTTTTGGATCAGTTAACCATTCAGCTAATTGATGCCAGCGCCAATTCATAATATTTTACGGTCTTTTCCATGCCTATCTCTAGTGGGACGAGGTCAGACATTTTAATAAGTTTCAAGGTCTCCACGTCTGCACAGACGGTGGAATTGGGTATCTCGCCCGGTCGCATCGGGAGGTTCTTGATCTGAGACTTCGAGTTACAAAGCTTAATAATCAATTCTGCAATCTCTTGAACGGTCTTATTCTCTTCGGGTCCGACCTCAACAGCGCGATCAAACACATCCCCCTCTTTTGCGTGCTCTAAAGAAAGGACCAGAGCTTTTGCCACGTCCTCAACATAAATCATATCTGAAATCTGCTGCCCATCTCCATAAACCTCGACGGGCATATTCATCAATGCGCGACAAACGAAAGAAGGGGTAATCTTTCGGACTTTGGATGATCCAAATGGAGGAGCGGGGCGCTGTCTTGGTCCGTAGGCATTCATCGCCCTAACGATATTGATCTTAGTCCCTCTTTCCTTGTTGAACATCTGAATAAACCGCTCAATCATTGTTTTAGTGATTGAATAGGTGTTATTCATCCAGTGGTTCCCAACACCGATATAAACCCCAGGGAGATCGTACTGTGAAGCGGCTTCCAGGACGTTAAGCCCACCCATCAGGTTAGATTCTGCTGCCGGTCGTGGGTTCTTTATCGTTTCCTGAGTCCCTAAAACTGCGGCAAGGTGTATCCATCCATCAACGTGCGCGAAAGCCTCCGTTACCGCTGCTGAGTCCCTGACATCGCCTAGAATAACGGGGATCTTATATTCTTTTCGATCATAGTGGTCTAGAACAACCGGACTGTGCCCTCGTCTTTCAAGTTCTTCAACAACATAACCCCCGATAAACCCACATCCTCCCGTGACCAATACTTTCATGCGTATTCTTTCCAAATGTTTAGGGCTTGCATTCTATGCGGTTCGTTTGGCATCTCTTCCCAAGGGTTGACCCCGACAAAGTGAAGAAAATGGGCTTTCTTTAAATCCCTGTCCTTATGGCTGGCTTGCGCTTGTGTGACAGAAGGATATTTATAATAGTCCGACCTTAAAATGTACTGCAAAACGCCTTGGACTACAGTCTTGAAATGGAAAGAGCTGGTCTTCATCAAGTGAATACATTTATTATAAATCTCTTTCCTCTCCCATACTTCGTGGTTAAACACGAGAAAGCTGGTCATTATCCCTTTGAAGTTTTCGACTTCTTTCACGTCTGGAACATCTGCTTTCATAGGGGACCATGATTCCGTTCCACCACAAGGGAAGTCTTGTAAATCTATGAATAAATCCTTTAACGACTTTAAAATAATCGCATCTGCATCGACATAAATCGAATATCTTGTTCTAAATAGTTCAGGGATTAACAACCTGGAATACATTGCATGGGATTCTAATTCCTGACGATACCATGAATACTTCTGACTTTTAGGCAGCAAACAGTTCATAAAGACATTATGCAATACATTCATGCCTCTATCTTGAAGTTCTTTTTTTAGACTCTCATCCCCATAAGAAAGGACATGGAAACTAAACCCTTCCCTGGAGTTCTTCAAATATGAGTTATGTAAAGCAATCACCCCAGGAAGGTACTGCTCTGTTGCCGATGTGATTATAGGGATCAACGTAGATTCGACAAATCAGTATTAGAGAGTTTCACGGCTTCCTCTGGTGGGAGGTCGTGTCTGTTCGAGAAGATCAAAGCGTCACTATGGGGCAGGAGTTGATCGCATTCATCACAAAATGGGAATTTATGGAATTCACCTTTTTTGTGGGCCTCTCTCAGTTCCTGATAGCGTTCGCCGTTTAGAATATCTGTGATCGACTGTTTAAAAGCATTGCCTAAAATCATGGAATTATTGTAATCATAACAGCAAGGGATCACTTCACCGTTCCACTGAATCTGTAAAGGACCGTTTTCGGGTCTTCCGCAGGTTCTCTTTTCCCCGAATTTGACTCTATATTCTCTTCCGTTGCTCCAGTTGTGAGGCTTCCATATCTCGATATAGTCCACTCGCGGGAGCCAGAATTCCTTGAAGGCGTCGACATCCTTTTCGTTATCCGGCAGGACCAGATAAGAGAGCTGGATTTTAGTATTCGCTTTTAACTCTTTTCTGGTGTGGATAAAGGTTAAAATATTATCAATAGCCCTATCGAATTCGAGTCCATGCATGACCGAATTGTAGGAAAATGGACTCATTCCATAGAAACTGATTCGGATTTCATCCAGACCGGCATTGATTAAAGCCCTACCTCTATCCTTGGTTAAGGCTGAGGCGTTAGTAATGATGTACGTTTTAAGCCCTTTAGAGCTTGCATAGGCGACTTTATTTTCTAACCTGTTATCTAGCATAGGCTCGCCAAAGCCCGTTAAAACGACGCTCTCGGCCCCTAGTGGCACAATCTGGTCGATAGATTGCTCATATTCCCACTTGTCCATCGT